AGATCAAGGTATAAGTCAAAGCAATTCTGCTCTGGCAATAAACTAAACAAAAAAAGGGAGAGGTTTCCCTCTCCCAAAAGTACTTCGTATTTTCGGCAGTCCGCCTAGTTATTATTATAACTCTTTACGAATCATTTGCAAGTTTTGCAAAGTATGATAGTGTATCATCATCGCCATCTGAAGATGCTTCAACAGCAGGGGCCGCTTCCGCAGTCTGCATAGTTGGAGCCTCCATGACATCTGATACTACTGGTTCTGCTACAGGTGCATGACCTGCATCTACCCCTAGTACTCTATTCAACTTAGTTTTTAATTCATCATAAGTTTTATAGTTTTTAGGATCAAGGAAGTCTTGAAGGGCATATAGTTTCCCATATACATCTTCTAATCTAGCCTCATCACCTTCATGTAGTGCACTTGGTGTAGCAAACTCTGACTTATCATAGTTTACCCAACCTTCTACTTTACGGATTTTAATTTTAAAGTCCGCACCTTCCCAAAAGTCATAAGGATTACATGGTGTTTCATCTTCGAAAGCAGGTTGCATAGCTTCCATGATCTTATCAAAGATTTTCTTACCAAACTTATAAAGGAATACTTTTCCTTCATTCTCTGGGTTTGCAGGGTCTGAAATAACAAGCACATTACTTACATAATGTAACCTTCTCTTTCTATCTCTTGCAATGGTTTTATCTTCTTCCCTACCTGAGTTCCATAGAACCGAGTTCATCTCTGATACTGGATCCGGTTGTCCGATAGAAGTTAAAGAGTTTTCAATATACCATAGACCATTAGGACCTTTAAATCCGTGATCCCAATATCTTACCCATGGAAGGTCTTCACCATCCATTGCCGGTAAAAATCGGACTACGGCATAACCGTTTCCTGCTTTATCTCTGGTAGGTTTCCAAAATCTATCATCCGCGTAGGAATTAGATTCTTTCTTAGTAGTTGATACTGCTTCTGCAGCCTTTACGAGTTTGTCGATAGACGAGCCTCGAGAGCTCTTTAAGTTAGCAAATGACATTGTATTCTCCTGTATTGCATTGTATTACTGAATTATCCACTTTTCTCATAATATAAGTTATTATTATACTACATTTTCATGCAGTTGTAAACCCTTTTATTAACAAATTTTTACATTTGTAAACATCAAAGTTTACGAATGGGGTATATTTCTTGATTCTCCTTTTAAGATCAGGCCACATAATAGTGTCATTGATCTGGTTGGATTCTCTTTCCACAAACCCCAACATTGAATCCAAGATAGAAACAGTATCTAAACTAATCTCCTCTTGCATCAATAGTTCTATAATTAAAGGAACTTGTCCATCGATAGATGTAAGACACTTATCGAAGTTAGGTTCTTGTTCACATAGGTTATTTATATCAATTGAAAACACTCTATGTATACTTTCTTTAATTTTTTTATATTTATTATAGTTATCTTCTCCATCATGGTTTATCATATCGCCTACATATGATACACCTTCTTTAAAGTTGGCGACATAATAACCAATTACATCTTTGTCATAATTTTTACCAATCTTGGCAAAGAAGTATTTGTCCTTTCTTTTAAGAAATGAATTTGCAGTTACATTTGATTTATAGTTATACTTAATTGCATCATAACTATCTGTTTCAAAATGTAACTTTAGTGCATTATATATCTTATAAGAATCAAATGGGTCCATTCTCAACCTAAGATTCCTTCATATAATGCTTCAACATCTTCAACTTCTCCGACGACTTCACTTAGATTTTGTTTGTGATAAATATTAGCCATCTTTCTTAGATGTTTCTTATCTATCTCTACATCTTCTACGCAAGAATTAATTGCCTCTTTAATAAAATCCCTTTGTGCATCCATAAGGGTCATAGCGTTACTAATCTCCTGAATACAATTTTTAATTCTAGTTTTATCTTCATCGGATGAAGGTATAATCACATTATTCATAATTTCTCCTATATTGGTAATTTATTGGTTTTACTTGCACCTCTAATAAGATTAAGAGTATTTGCTTCATGCTCTATCTTATCTTTTAGTGAATCGGTTAATAGTTTTTTCAGGTTCTGATATTGCATACCCCTTTCTTCTATTATCATAACTGCGGCATCTATGTAACTAATATCATTATTATTTGCTACTAAATTCTCTACAGCCATTGAAAATCTTTTCTTAGTCATAATCTTATGTTGAAATATTTTTTCTTCTGTCATAATGTCCTTAATAAAATACAATCTTGGTTTATTCTTCCGTTAGGAGTATTCACCTTAGTTGTAATCTGATCTTTCCAAACTTGTTTTTCAATTTGTTTGGCAGTCTTGGTTAATATTAAAGGAAGTATCACATCTGGTTTTCTTAATTTAGTACACTTAGATAATTTATCATCAAAGTTTTTAATTGTGGTACCGCCCACTTCAAAGCCTTTAGTTGAGGTGGTTACATATTCATATAGGTTTCTATTCTTTGTGTTAAATACAAAGAGTGTAGAGGCACCTGGAATAGTAATAGGATTAATAGATGTTAATTTATAATCCATATCTTCTATCTTAAACTTTAAGTTCTTAACTTGCTGATCAGTGGCTTTTGGTTTTCTAGCCCTTGGTGTTCTAGTTGCCTTAAATGATAGTTGTAATTTATCTAGGTCAGCATAGATACTATCCATCTGTTTCAACATTTTCTTTTTATTGGCAGTAGTAATATGTGAGTGTCCTTCTACACATTGCTCACATGTTTTATCTAGTGCCGATTTAATCTCTTCATAGTATCCGTCAATGATCTTTTTAAATGGGGCAATTGCATTACCCTTTAGACTATTTTCTTTGAATAAGGCAAATACATCAATAGTATTTTTAAAGTTTTTATCGAACCAGCCTTCTACTATGGTTTCATCCCATGCCGTATAGATGGTATCCATCATTTTTCTACGAGTTCTTTCAGCCACAGAAATGACTGGAGGGGCATTCTTTTTCTGTTCTTTTTGTTCTGCAACAATAAGTTTTGCAGCATCTACTTTTTCTTTTGCAAATTCTTTATATCTTTCAATCTGCTCTTCTGAATATTCATAACCACGATAGTGTAAACGAGCAATCTTACCAAGATTACCCGATACTTCCCAATCTCTTAATTTCTTGAGCGATGTTGCCTCTTCTTTCGTAAAGCCACATACCTCTTCAACAAAATCGATTACATAAGGAACATAATCTTTTGCCTTGTAATGATAGTTATACCAATTAGCGCCCTTAGTCCATAAGGTGTCTCTATCTTTTATGCCAGGGGATGTCTGCCCTGGTTCATATACAGGTTCATAACCTATATATTGGTCTTCAATAGTAACTCTATTTCTACGACCTTTCTTTCTTGTTGCTTCTAATTTTTTACTTACCATAATTTTAAATACTCCCAATTAATAATACTATTATACTACACTTTGAGTATAAAGTAAAGGGGCCAAGGACATAAATTGTAAATTAAAAGGAGTAATGTCCTTGACCCCGTGACTATTGATCTAGCTCATAGTTAAAGTTTAAGGGTCTTTCATAATTCTTAATGCCCATCACAAAGTTTTCTGCTGCATTTTCTGCATAGATTACATTGTGTGCAGGATACCATTCTATTGCTAATGATTCTCCTTCTGATAACATTCTGATACCATAATAGTTATGAGGTTCATGACCGACTGTTTGTAAAACTTCGGCCGTACGTGATTTAAATTTATCACTCCCTTGATATTCAGATATTAATGTATAATTTACTTTTGACATTATGTATTATCTCCATCCCTATTTTTAACCTCATTCTTATCGAATAAAGATTGACCTTTTTGATTAGCTACTGCTTCTGCTGATCCTATTGCAAAGAACATTGCAAATGCTAGTAGTACAAATCCTCCAATAAAACTAATTTCTGTTTCCATAATTATTTTCCTATATGTTCCACGTCCTTTCGTGGGATTACTTGATACGCACCTTTGTTATACGCTGGTGCAACTGTAAAGTTTTTAGATACTTCAGTTTTCCAACTTTCATCTTTTTCTGGTTTATATGTATTACCCATAGGAGCTGAAGGATATAATTCTCTATGCCTACGTGATTCTTGTAAGGCAAAGGATTCTTCTGCTACCATAGGGGTAAACTTAGGTTTAATTTTAGTCGCTGGTTTCATGGAGTTAGTTTTTCTTTTACGACCATGAATATCATATCGCAAACTTCCCTGATAAAAATTAGTAGCGCCCATTAATTAATTAGCTCCTTTACTACACTTTTAATTTGGTTCTTTTCTAGCTGTTGTTGCTTTTCTTTCCACAACTGTTTGAATTCTTTATTATTTGCTTTCTTCTCTGCTAGATTTAGATAAGCCATTCTTTGTTCATATGTATTTGGCATTAGTAATCCCAATCGTTCTTAGTTGCCAAATATGTTTCCATATAACTACTACCTGCAAGATAATCTCTAGTCTGCCTATCGGTGTAGTGTCTATTCTTATCGTGAAAACATTCTAAACTATTTGGAGCCTGATGTGAAGCCTTAGCAATGGCCTTGTTAAGTTTGGCCATGGTATTAATTGACTTCTTTCTCTTATCAATTTTACTAATGGTTTTTGCCATCTTTTGTTTCTCGGCGGCTTTCTTTATCATTTCTAGTCTATCCATACTTTTTCT